CTGCATCATGCGGTTCTGCGGGTCTTGCTGCTGCGCGCCCGGCATGGCGTTGCCGCGTCCGATCTGTGCCGCTAATCCGAAATCAGCCATTGCTATTCACCCGATCAGTAGAGGCCGCCGATGTTGGCGCCGCCGCCACCATACTGCGATTGTCTGTTCATGAAGTTGTTCATGAACTGGTTGTTGTAGTAGCCCTGCACCGCGCCGCTGATGCCCTGCACACCCTGCATGGCTGCGTTCGCGCCACCGACGTAGCCCGACGCCTGCGCTTGGCCCAAGTTGCCGTAGCCCTGCGCCAGCCCCGTCCCGAGCTGCCCTGCCGCCCCACTGAGCTGGTTCGTGGCCGTCTGGCCAGCGCCCATGAGGCTCTGGAGCGGGTTCAGGCGCGCGTTGCGCTCCACCTGGTAGCGGTTGAACGCGTTCTGGTACTCTTGCGAGCCCATGTCCTGCCCGTAGCGGTTGATGCCCTTCAGGGTCTGGCCCGACAGCAGACCGCCGCGCGCCGCAGCCGACCGCTCCAACGCCTTCATGCCCTCCGACAGACGGAACGCATAGCCGGGATCAGCGTTGAACTGGTCCATGCCGAACGCCTTGGACGCCGAGCCGTACTCGCCCGACGCCTCGTCGCCGCCCTTCAGGCCGAGCAGCGTCATGAGCTGGTTCTGCGACGTGAGGCCCGCTTGGCGGAACGGCTCTTGCAGCTCAACTTGGCGCTCAAACATCTCCTTCTGGGCGTCGATGCCTTGCTGGGCCGCCCGCGCCTGCGCTTTCGAGGCGCTCTTGGCCGCGCTGCCCGCGATCAGGCTTCCGCCAATCGCGGCACCCGCGCCAATAACTGCTGCTGCAATACCAGACATCTTAATTGCTCCTGCGCGCCAGGCCAAGAACCTGTCGGTAATCTACGGTAATTTCTTCGCCAAGCATACCCCCCTTGCAGCCCGAGATAGGGCGCAGGGAAAACAAGTACGCGTCGCCGCGCTCATCCAAGAACATCTCGGCGTTCGGCGTCTTGCTATGGTTGGCGTAGCGTCCAGCGGGCGTGCGCCGCCCGCCGAGGCGGGCCGGGGCAATCAGCTCGTTAGCCGCAAACGCTCCGGTCGCAAACAGCCCGCTACCCTCTATCTTGGATGGGCCGACCATGACTTTGTAGTTGCCCGGCGGGAACGGCGTCTGGTCCGTGGCGTCCAAGGAAATCTGGCGGACAGTCAGAGCGTCAAACCCGTACTCGGTAATCGCCGTCAGAAAGTCCTCGTTGTCCTCGGAATAGTTCTCGGTCACCAGCGACGCACGGCGGGCGTGGTCGAGCCAGATGGCGCTCTTGTCGAGGTAGGTGTCTTCCAGCGTCTCCACGTCCGTCTCGGTGGTCGCGTGGACGTTCTGCCAGATGACGTCCTCGTAGATGTAGGCGACCTTGCGGCCCATGCCCGCGACAAACGTCTGCGGCGCGGACAGGATCGTCTCGTTGCCGTCGTCATCGAACAGCCCCAGCCGTCCGGTCAGCATGATGTTGAGGTGCACCGTCTTGTGGGCGTGGCCGACGACGTACGCGCCGCGCGGCAGCAGCACCTCACGGATGTAGATACCCGGCCCAAAGCGGTGCGTGACCGGGCAGTCAGCCTGCGGCTGCTCCAGAAAGGCGGCTTCGACCTGATCGGCAAGCGTCACCTGCTACTCCCAGAAGACGTTGACGGTGCCGCCGTCAAACAAATTGCCGCCGCCCGAAAGCAACCGAACGCTATCAAGCACACCTCCAAGAGTGACAGTTCCTGTCAAACTGTTGATGACTTGAGTCGGCCGAGAAGCGAATCCTACCGCTACCCAAGTATTGCCTGAGACGTTATGCAGCGTGACAGACCCGTTGCGCGCAGTTGCAGCCGTTTGACCGGAAATATCCAGCAGAAAGTCAGTTGTTGAAGTGTTACCTGCGACGCCATTCCATATGTCGCAAAGGTAGCCGGAAGTCGCAAAGACGCCGCCCGTCCCGAGGCGCAACGTAACCGCCGTAGAAGCGTTCGTAGAAAGGGCTGAGAACGCCACGGTAACGCGCCGCACCCATGAAGGAATACCAGTGAAATCGGCGTTTGTCGTCGTCGGCGTCTGAGCTGTACCCGCAACAACGCCGGAGCCCCACGACGAGACGGTCCCGTTGTTGATGAGCGTCTTGCCGCTGTCGCCCGCGACGATAGCGGGCACACTGCGCGGCGACGATGTCCAGTTCGTGCCGTCCGACAGCAGCACGTTGCCGCTTGTGCCGGGCGCAACCCAGCCGATCACGTCCGCGCCGATGGCGACGCCCAAGTTGGTGCGCGCGGTTGCGGCGGTCGCAGCATTGGTGCCACCGCTGGCGATGCCTAGCGGCGTCGTTATGGTGGCGGACGCGAACTTGGCCGCTCCGGTCGTCTCCAGTTGCGTTGATGGCGTGGCGGTGCCGATACCCACGTTGCCAGCGTTGTCGATGATGAACGGTGTGACGTCGGGGTCGGCGCTGTCCTGCACGCGCAAGACCGCGCCCGTGCCGGTCTGGGTGATCTTGAGCGCCGGGCCGGGCGTGTCGCTGTCAATGACGACGTTGCCGGACAGAATCGGCGAGACGCCGGACGTGGGGGCCGAGATGTAATCGACGGTCCAGATTTCGACGTCGTTGGCGTCGGTCAGCTTGAACTTGTATGACGCCGAGCCGAGCCAGATCGCCGCCTCGCCGCGCGAGTTGAGGATGATCGGGTTGGCGTTGGGCGTGGCGCCCGTGTAGTCCGTGTAGGTCGCCTGCGGCGTGGTCGTGCCCGCCGCGTAGGTGTACACCTTGCCGCCCGACAGCGGCACGCCGGCCGCACTTTCGAACTGCATCTTAGGTGAGGGTGTGAGAACGGCCATTATTCACCTATGTTTGCTGCGGCAGTCAGGATAACAGAAGGGATGGCCGGGGAAAAGGCCGTGGCGGCTTCCGCCAGAATTGAGACGTTCGTGTTAGTAGTCGCCCACATGAGCCGAAAATAGTCGCCCGTGTTCATGCGCAGGACGAAGTTCCACGCCGCCAAATATGATTCGCCAGAACCCTTCATCGTGAGCTTGGTAGCCGACTGCGGGACCGCCGTGCCGTTGATGTCGGCCCAAACGTAGATGTCCTTTGATGAAGCGTTGGTGCTGTGAAACTGCGCCGAGAACTGGAAGTTGTACGCGCCGGGGCGGTCCACGTAGACGCGGGAGTTGGGCGTGCCGATGTAGACGCCTTGGGTCAGGTCCGTCTTGTTGAACGTCATGGCGTAGCCGGTGTTGATGGCCGCCGCCGTTTGCGTCTGCTCGCTGTGAAACGCGCCGTTGCGCAGCGATCCGCTGCCTAGGATGGCGAAGAGGTTGTAGAAGTACCGATACCACGGACGCGACGGGTACGGCGTCGGCTCCTCTGCGATGGTGACGCGCGCTGCCGGGATTTGCGTGATGTTCTCAGGCATTGGTACGGTCCATAATCAGCTCCGCACCCATGATGGCGATCTTGACCGGGTCAGTCCCAGAGACTTCGTAGACGCGGTCGCGCAACTTCATCGTCATGCCGAGCCGCCGCCAGATCACGCGGGCGCCCGTCTCACCGATGCGCCCCATCGACTTCCAGTGCTCGTTCGACCATGTATGACCGCCGTCGTCGGACCAGCGCAGCATGACCTGCGGGTCGGCCCCCTGCGTGGGGGTTGTGCCAACGTCAAGCAGAAACCCATTCTCTGTCTCCAACGACACACTATCTTCGGTGGTGATAGATATGATGTCAGACGCAGCGTACCCGTTCAGACCGACGCCGCTCTCGCAGTCGAGTTGCAGGGCGTGGTGCGTCGTGCGCGACAGGTTGTTGGTTCCGGTGGGCAGCGCCCGCCACGACCGCAGCCACTTCTGGACGGTGCCCGCCTCCGTGTAGACGGTCGGATCGTAGGCGTAGATCGCCCCGGCGAGATAGTCGCCCACGACGATCTCGGCGTTGTAGGCCATCTGGCAGTCGCCCCGGTGGCGGGTGAAGCGGTTGTTCAGCCAGCCGGCGCGCTGGTGCCACGACAGCGTCGCCACGTCGTAGACCCATGTGATGTCGGCGGACGGGAAGTTAAGGACATAGAACGAGTGGCCGTCCTGCTGGTAGGTGTAGGCGGTGGCGTCCGAGATGTCGGCGTACTGTTGAATTTGCCACTCGACCGCGTGCGTGGAGATGCGCTGGCCGTTGTAGCCTTGCGAGCGGTAGACGATACCGCGACCGCGGGCGTCTGCGCCCAGCCAGAACACGCCGTTGTCCAGCTTGGCGACCGAGGCGCGCGCCGCGCAGCCGATCTCGTTAAACGCGCCTTGGATGCGCGACAGCGGGAAGTCGGGCAGTCCGGCGTT